GACGCCAGGCCCATGCGTGTGAGTTCCTCGGCCAGGTTCACGGAGTCGAAGATCGTATCCCAGTGCGCTTTCGTGGCCCGCGCCTCGCGCACTGCGTCGAGTGCGCCGCGCAGTTCCAGCGCCCAGACGGTGCGGTCGTCGCGGGAGAGCAGGGCGGCTCCGTGGATGGCCATCAGGTGCGCCGTCGGATTCACGCCACGGGGGCGGTAGGTGCTGCGTTTTCTCATGCGGCCTCCTTCGGTTCCTGAATGCTTTTCCACCAACGCCGCATTTCGGCAGGGTCGTACCATCTGTTTGAGCAGCTACGCGCGTTTTTGTGTACAAAAACTGGTTTGGGTGCATTTTCTGAATGTTGAAGTCTGCCCCTTAGAATCTCCTCTGTAATACCAAATTCTTCAGCCATTTCCTTAAATGATCGCAGCGGCTTTCTTGGTTTTGACCACGGACTTTTGATAGGCTCAAGAAATTTTTTCATGCGTCCCCCAGCAGCTTGACGGCATCCTCGACACTGCGGCAAACCCCGGCCACGCCCCCAGCGCTGCGGATCGTCTGCAGAAACTCCTCCTGTCCAGGGCGCATGCGCCCGGTGCGGGACTTCACCTCGATCGCCAGCGTTCTGCCGTCCTTCAGGATGCCCATGATGTCGCTCATGCCCTTCTGCGTGTTGGCGCGGATATACCGCGTGCTACCGTCCCGGTTGCGCTCCTGAAAGGTGCCGCTGTTCTGCCGCCACGCCTGCGCCACGCGAGGATGCCGGTGCAGCAGTTGGATGATGGCGCGCAGGATTTCGGCTTCTGACGGCTCGCCGCTGGGCTTCGCTGGGGCGCGCTTTTTCGGCTCTGCCGGAATCGGCAGTTCCCGGCGCGGCTTGCCCCACAGGGCCGCCAGCGTGTCCTCGGTGCGCTGGTGATCGGTCATCACCTCGCGGAGTGTGCGACGGCCCCTCATGCTGCCAACCTCGCAAAAACTGCGGACCAGATGTCATGGTCGGTCCACGTCTTCCCATTGCGAATCCCACTCGCGTGAGACTTGCTGATGTTGTGCTTCTTCGCCGCTTCGCTGCAAGTGGGCGCGGCCTTGATGTCCGCCACCGCCTCAGGCGTCAGGCGTGAATTGCGCCGGCGCGCCTGCGACACTTTGCGGGCCCGGATCGTGTAATCAGACTTATCCGCTGCCGCCTGCATCAGTTGCGACCAGGTGCGCTGCACAACGTGCGCGGGATTCACGCACCGCTCGTCGCCGCAGGACGTCATCGGATACATCCGCTTGCGGATCGGTTGCTTCTTGATCGCTGCGGCAATCTCTCGGCGCACGCTGACGCCCTTGGTTTTTAGGCCCATTTCGCGCCAGCCAGGACGCACCATCTTGGGCGATCCGCCGCTGACCCAGCCCTGCCAGATCAGGCAGTCGCCCTCTTCGATCGTCCGCTTGCGGATCGCATCTGCCAGCCAATCTGGCAGCGTGTCGGGTAAGTCAATCATCCTCGTGCCCACCTTTCCCAGGCGCACCGCGCCGCGTAATGCCACACCGATGGAACCTGCTCCAGCGGCGCGAAGTAGTGCCGATAGGGCGCGATCTTCCACTTGCTGCACCCCCCTCGCGTGGTGGGCTCGATGCGGCCGATGCGCCGCAGTGTGCCCAGATGGCTGCGCAGGTTGTGTTTTGTAAGCCCTGTCTCTGCCGACAGGTCGGTCAGTGAAATCAGGCCGCGTCGCTCGATGACATCGACGATCTGCGCCTGTCGTTTCGTCAGTTGCACTGTCTGCTCCTGTTGAAAATGTAAGCCCAAATTGCGCCGCCCGCGACCTTCGCCGCGAACTGCGCCAACACAATCTGCGGCATCAACGCGCCGAATGCCAGCGTCGGGAACACCAGCGAATCGACTGCCGCACCCGCAACGTTTGACCCATTAGCGCGCACCAACCAAGTACCGCGCAGCTTCGCAAACGTCGTCCAGTCCACCAGCGCTGCCGCAGTGAACGCAACAGACGATGCGACCGCGATCTGCCCCGCTGCCGGGTTCAGCAGGTACGTCAGAACCCCGGTGCCGGCGATCAACACGCCCATCTGCCAGATCCGCAGGCGAACATGCAACCAGTCACGCAGGGCTAGGTCAAGGCCGATGAGGATGAATGCGTTGATTGGCGACACCCAGGGCCCGAAGGTGGCCACGCTGAGATTGGCCGCGATCATTGCTGCGGCGTAGGCGGCAATCGCCGCAATGGTCAAGTTCACAACAGTGCTCCTTGCAGCGCCCTCGGCGTCCATGCTGCGGGCGGGTTCTGACGATTGATGCGCTTGGCCATACAGCCGGCGCACTCTATTTGCTCTGCGTGATGCAAAGCCACATTGACGCTGTCCGCGCTGGACAACGGCCACTGCTCAGTTCCTTGGGCCAGCATGCGCAGGCCGTGCGTCCAAGGCAGGCGTGCGCCAAAGACCCGGTGCAAGGCGTTGAAAGTCTCATCCATCCGCGCCGACCAAGACGGCGACCCGACCTGCCAATACGCACCAGATGACCCAAGGCAAACGCGCCCCCAGTCGTTTGCCAAGTCCAGCAGGTAGTCGATCGGCAGGCCGAGGTGCCATACTGGCATCCCCCACTGCTTGCCATACGGCCACGTCTTGACCATCTCGCGCTGCTGCTCGACGCTGCCGTCAATCACGTCAGGCACCACTGCCCAGTGCGGGTGCGCCAGCAGTGGATCCAGCCAGTCGTAGAACCCGCGCAGATCAAACGCCACGCCCCGCGTCTTGCAGGAGAAGGCGCCGTTGTCCAGCATCAGAGACTGCCCGATGCGCAAGCAGGTCTTCAGGCTGTCGGGCCGAAAGTAGCTGACGCAGAAGTGCTGCCCCGCCATCGCGTCCAGCGCGTGCTTCGGTGTGATCGGTGTGCCGTGGTAGTGCAGCATGGGGACGCGATCATAGCCCCGCTTTCGCGCCCCTCCGAAATCCCTGCTATTTTTGTCGGGAATAGGAGATTCTGCGCTTGACGTATCGATCGGCGTGGGACTACACTTGCGCCGTCAGCACACAAAACAGGAGCAGACATGAGACACGAACCCCGCTTCGGATCTTACGATCCCGATTACGGCCCGTATCACAGGCATCCCGCCGACCCGCGCACGCCATCCTACGACCTCCCCGATGAGGTCTACGACGAGGCGCAGCAGCGCGTGTTCTCGCACGCTCTCGACCTGGACGAGTGGCTGAGCGAGGCGCTGGGCAATGGCCCTGACGTCAGCATCGACGTCAGCAAGCTCGACGCACCCAAGGCCAGCACGCGCGCACTGCTGGTGGCTCTGTTCAACGGCACGGATCAGCAGGTGCTGGCCGCTGCCGCAGAGATGCGCGTGCGCGCTGCCGCTGCGATGGAGCAGCGCATCGAGGACGAGGCGTGGGACATCTACGATTCGCAGCGCTACGACAACTTTGAGCCGCCCGAGAAGGATCTCGATGATGCGGACCACTGGTACTGAGGAGAGACAGATGCTACCGATGTCACAAATGCTGGAGATCTACGCGATTTTGGTCGAGGTCTCGACAATGCCTGTTAGCCCAACGCCAGAACAGGTCGGGCGCCTGTGGGCTCAGGCCGGCTTTCAGGTCGAACTGCTGAAGATGCGGCTGGATCGCATCAAGGGCGACGTGGAGGTGGAGGCGTAAGTTTTGAAACACCCGCGCGGTCGGGCTAGGTTTGGCAGGGCTAGGTCTGGCCAGGCGGGGCGTGGTGAGGCAAGGGCTGCGAATGCAGCGGGTTGGGCGGCGTGCCGCTCTTCCCGGTGCGGTTGCACCAACGAGGAGCGGCCAGGCATGGTCGGGCAGGGCTTGGCAGGGCGGGGTTCGGCAAGGGCTGTTCTCAGCGGGGTAATCGGCGTGCTGGTTATCCCGGTGGAAACACCAAAGTGGCCAGGCAAGGCACGGCCTGGCAAGGCGAGGCTCGGCAGGGTAAGGCTAGGCAAGGGCTGTTTACAGCGGGTTGGGCGGCGTGCTGCCCCTCCCGGTGGAAACACCAAAGTGGCGTTGCACGGTCGGGCTAGGTTTGGCGCGGCAAGGCAGGTCATGGCACGGGCGCAATGCGCATCATCAACTGGAGAGACACATGAAGAGTTACGCAATTGAAATCGTCGGCGACACGGCGCTTCTCATGCATCAGGACAACATCGAGTGGTCCGACATGATGGACGAGTGGAAGGCCGACGCGGCCAACAAGAAGTCCAGCAAGGCGGGCGACGATCGCAGCCCGGCGTTCCGCTGGATCGGCAGCCTGTATCACGACGAGCAAATCGTGGCGATGCCCTCGGACAACCTGATGCGCTGCATCATGGAGGGCGGCGGCATGGTGCCGGTTCCTGGCGCCAAGGGCAGCAAAACATTCAAGTCGCAGACGCAGAGCGGCATGATGGTCGAGGAGCCGTTCTGGCCCCTGACGATTGACGGCAAGACGGTGCCGATGTCAGAGATCAAGGCCCTGATGACCGTCAAGGATTTCGCTGACCACAAGGCGAAAGCGATCGACTTGGGCTTCCGTTTGCACGTCAAGCGCGCAAAGATCGGGCAGGCGAAACACATTCGGGTGCGCCCGTGCTTCGATCGCTGGGCAATCAGTGGCACGATCAACGTCTGGGACGAACAGATCACAGAGAAGGTTCTGAAGGAAATCCTGGCGCTTGCTGGCCGGTACAAGGGCCTCGGCGATTGGCGTCCTGGCGCGAAGACGCCGGGTTCGTGGGGCATGTTCAAGGCAACCGTGACCGCACTGTGAGGTGGCAGAAATGGCAGTTGTTTTCCACAAAGGATCGGCCACGGGCGCCGATGTGCGCAAGCTGATCGAGGCATTTGGCACTCCATCTGAGGGCGCCGAGATCTCGCACGACGAAATCGCTTCGGCGATTGAGAACGTCAGCCCCAGCGACAGCAGATACAAGACCGTTGTCGCAGCGTGGCGCAAGGTTCTGCTGGAGCGGCACGACGTCGATCTGGGGTCGGTTCATGGCTACGGCTACCGCGTGTTGAACGCTCAGGAGCGCATCGACGCCGGCATCAACGGCAGCAAATCCGGCATGAAGAAGATCCTGCGGTCTGCCCGGCGCGGCGACAGGGTGGTGACCGACGACCCTGTGCTGATGCACAAGCAGCAGGTTCAGCGCAGGCTGGTATCGGTCCTGACGCGGGAGTTTCAGGATGCAACGAAGGAGTTCAATTTGCCCCAGTACCAGCACCAGCAGCCGCGCATTCAGCCGCCATCGGAGGCCGCATGATCCTCGAAACCTCCGACCAGCGCACCGAAGACTGGTACGCCGCCAGACTCGGCAAGGTCACGGCCAGCCGGTTCCGCGACGCCATCGCCTCGCTGAAATCTGGCGCCCCAGCGCAGGCCCAGCGCGACTACCTGACGGAACTAGTAGTCGAGCGCCTGACGCAGCAGCCGATCCAGCGCTTCCAGAACGCCGCGATGAACTGGGGCACCGAGCAGGAGCCCGCAGCACGCGCTGCCTACGAGCGCGCCACCGGGCGCATCGTAGAAGAGACCGGCTTCGTTGCGCACGACACCCTGATGGCAGGCTGTTCGCCTGACGGCCTGGTGGACTGGGACGGCCTGATCGAGATTAAGTGCCCATTCAACACCGCCAACCACATCGAAACGCTGCTCAACGGCATGCCGGCAGATCACATTCCGCAGGTGCAGGGCCAGATGTGGATCACTGGCCGCGAGTGGTGCGATTTCGTTTCCTACGATCCCCGGATGCCTGCTGAACTGCAGTTGCACGTCCAGCGTATCCAACGTGACGAGGCGTTCATCGCCGACCTCGAGCGTCGCGTCACTTCGTTTCTGGCAGAGGTCGGCACCCAAGTCGAGGCGCTGCGGCGTCTCGCGGAAAGCAAGAAATGAAAACTGAGAAGCGCAAGTACGTTCGGACGCTGAAGACCTACGTCGTCACCGAAACCGGGCAGGAGGACCGTCTGGTGCGCGCCTACACGCCCGCTGAGGCGATCAAGCACTGCATGCCCACGCTGCAGGTCCGTCCGGCCACGCACGACGACATCATCGAACTGATGGCCGCAGGATGCCCGGTGGAGACAGTGGGCTACCGCGAGGCGATTCCCGCCGACGAATCCGCAGGCCTGACCGACTGAACCCACGGGGCGGGAAACCGCCCCATTTCGGAGAACACCAATGACCGCACTCGTACCCGTAGACCAAATCGAACGCATGGCCTTGAGCGTGGCCCGCAGCGGCCTGTTTGGCGTGAAAACCCCAGACCAGGCGATGGCTTTAATGCTAATCGCCCAGGCCGAGGGCCTGCACCCGGCAATCGCCGCCCGCGATTACCACGTCATCAACGGCCGCCCAGCCCTGCGTGCCGACGCCATGCTGGCCCGCTTCCAGTCCGCAGGCGGCAAGGTGGAGTGGGGCGAGTACACCGACACCAAGGTGGTCGGCAAGTTCTCGCACCCGTCTGGCGGCAGCGTCGAAGTCGCGTGGACGACGAAGATGGCACAGGACGCCGGTCTAACGAAGAACCCGACGTGGCGGTCCTACCCCCGCCAGATGCTGCGCTCGCGCTGCATCTCTGAGGGCATCCGCACCGTGTTCCCCGGCGTCGTGGTCGGCACCTACACCCCAGAGGAGGTGCAGGATATGGATCCCCCGCGCGCCGCCCCCCAGGCGCGTCAGAACGCCCCAGAATCGCCCGCAGCGCCCGTGGAGATGGCAGAGGTCGTCGTGGACGTCGAATCGCTGCTGGAGCGCATTGCGCTG